TCAGTCAGCAACAAACACGACCACATTCCTTGCGGCTGGCACAGACGGTCAGGTTCTAAAACTAGCCTCTGGGGTTCCTACTTGGTCAAGCGATGTCTCTGGGGTCACAATTACAGACGATACGACCACCAACGCCACGCGGTACATCACGTTCTCAAACGTCACGACCGGCAACGAAACCACCCTAGACGTATCGTCTACCAAGCTCCAATTTAACCCGTCAACCGGGGTTCTAAGCTCACCCCAGATCAGGCTCTTGGGGTCATCGTCAGGGTATGTGGGACTTCAGGGAGCTGCGGCTGCGGGGTCTACGACTTACACCCTGCCAAGCGCAGACGGTACAGCCGGTCAGGTCTTACAGACCAACGGCTCTGCAACGCTTTCTTGGACAACGCCCTCAAGCGGTATCTCAACTGGAAAATCAATCGCGATGGCGATGATCTTTGGATTCTAAGGAGTAATTATGGCAAACCCAAATATAGTCAACGTCACGACAATCTACGGTAATTCGTCTAGTACGTCCCTAACAACGACCTCTGCGACCTCATTGGTAAGCAACGCGGCCTCAAGCGGCAAGGTCTTTAAGATCAACTCCATCGTTGCGGCCAACGTGGATGGGACGAGCGCGGCAGACATATCGATTAACGTGTACAGCGCGGCAGCTCTGGGTGGGACGGCTTTCCCGATAGCGTCAACCATCTCAGTCCCGGCTGATGCGACCCTGATCATTACGGACAAAACAACCTCTTTTTACCTTTTAGAGAATCAGTCAATTGGAGCTACTGCGGGTAGCGCAAGTGACCTAGTGGTTACCGCCTCATGGGAAGAAATCAACTCTTAAGGATTTGCGATGCCCATTCACGGCTACCCCGGCGGGGTAATCACCGCTAACCCAGTTGCGCCAACGTCAAGCGTTGCTACTGGGGTATGGACTACTGAGCAACAGTTACAGGCTGTCAGTCAGGGTAACTGGCCTTTCACGATACCGACCCAGCAGATTAGCCGTAGTCTCAGGTTCAATAGCGCAGACACGGCGTATCTGAACAGGACTTTTAGTTCTGGAAATCGTAAGACTTGGACTTGGAGTGCTTGGGTTAAAAGAAGCGGGCTTGGAACAGAACAATTTTTATTTGCAAACTATAACGCTACCGTAGGCGGGGCCGCTGCTATCAGATTTGAACCTGATAATACGCTTCTTTTTTATAACTTTGTCGGTGCGTTTCAGGTACAAAGGGCAACATCTCAGGTATTTCGTGACACTTCTGCGTGGTATCACATTGTTGCCGTATTAGATACAACTCAAGCAACTGCGGCAAACAGGGCAAAGTTATATATAAACGGTGTACAAGTAACTGCTTTTTCTGCAACTACTGACCCAACTCAAAATTATGACGGTGTAATCAATTACAACGACCAACACGAAATTGGAACAATGTTTGTTAGTAGCGCATCAAGTTTATTTAATGGCTACTTAACAGAAGTAAACTTCGTAGACGGTCAAGCCCTAACTCCATCCTCATTCGGTCAGACCAACGCAAGCACAGGCGTATGGGAACCAATTAACTACACAGGCACATACGGCACTAACGGTTTTTACGTCAACTTCTCAGACAACTCCAACACCACGGCTGCGACCCTTGGTAAAGACTACTCAGGCAACGGTAACAACTGGACACCTAATAACTTCTCTGTAACCGCTGGTGCTGGCAATGACTCCTTAGTGGATTCGCCCACATCCTACGGAACCGATACTGGTGTTGGTGGTGAGGTCAGAGGCAACTATGTCACATGGAATGCACTAGATAGAAATAGTAGCGGTACGCTTGCAAATGGAAACCTTGATTGGACATCGGGGACTACGGCTCACTATGGTGTTCGTGGAACAATGAGTCCTCCAAGCGGTAAATGGTACTTTGAAGTAACTGCGGCAGCGGCAACATCAGGGACTATTGCATACGGTATTGGTATGGCTAATGCGGCTAACCCATTAAACGTAGGAGCGCAGTCTAACACAGGTGCTTATCTTCTGTATGGTGTTGGTACATCGTTAGAATTAGAAGCTGCTGGTGTTCAAGGATCTACAATCACTGGTGCATCAATTGCCGCAAACGATGTTATCCAAGTTGCATACGATGTAGATGGCTCTAAGATGTGGGTTGGCAAGAATAATACTTGGTACAACTCATCAGGCGGCACAACAGGAAATCCTTCTGCTGGAACAAACCCATCATTTTCTAGTTTGCTTGCAAATCTATTTCCGTTTGTTGAGGTTTATAACAATACCGTTTACGCCAACTTCGGTCAAAGAGCCTTTGCCTACACCGCCCCCTCTGGCTTCAAAGCACTCTGCACACAGAATCTGCCTACGCCGACTATCGGTGCTACTAGCACGACACAGGCGAATGATTACATGAATGTGGTAACGTATACCGCAACAGAAAACGTAGCTAGTTCAATTACTGGTGTGGGTTTTCAGCCTGACTTTGTGTGGGTAAAGACTAGAGCAGATGCTGCATCTCACGCTTTAACAGATGCTGTTCGTGGAGTTCAAAAAGCATTGTTCTCAAACACAACAGGCGCAGAGGTTACATCATCAACATATCTAACATCGTTTGATTCAGACGGTTTTACTCAAGGCGGTGCTGGTAATTTTGCAAGAAATTCTTTAGTAGCATGGAACTGGAAAGCCAACGGTGCTGGCTCCTCTAACACGGCTGGCACTATTACCAGCACAGTCAGCGCAAACACTACTAGCGGGTTCTCGATTGTTACTTATACGGGTACGGGTTCAAATGCTACGGTGGGGCATGGAATTGGAACGGCTCCGCAGATGGTAATTTGTAAAAACAGAAGCGTATCCGCAGAGTGGTATGTCTACCACGCATCATTAGGAACTAACAAAGCCATATTTTTAGAGCAAACCGCCGCCGCAAGCACAAGTAATCTTTGGTGGAATAATACTGCGCCAACAAGTACTGTTTTCAGTCTTGGAGACCAAACAGGTAATAACGGAAGCGGAAATAGTATTGTAGCCTACTGCTTCGCACCCGTGGCTGGCTATTCTGCATTTGGTAGTTACACGGGCAATGCATCTACTGACGGGCCATTTGTGTACCTTGGGTTTAGGCCAAGATGGATTATGTTTAAGAGGTCTGACGGTGTATCAGCATGGGAATTAGTAGATACCGCAAGGTCTACTTATAATGTAATGGGAAATGTTTTGTTTCCAAACTATTCAAATGCGGAAGCAACTACTGGTGACTATGCAAACCTTTGCGATGCTTTGTCTAACGGTTTCAAAATTCGTTCTACAAGTTCCGCTTCTAATTCGGGAACGGTAATCTACGCAGCATTTGCCGAGTTCCCATTTAAGTATTCTCTCGCTAGGTAAAACATGGACTACCCCGGTAAAGTCATAACTAAAACTCAGGTAACTCCTACCCAGACCAGCGCATCGGGCAACTGGACGCTGGACGATCAAGCCGCCGCAATTAAGAACAACAACTGGCCCGTGACCCTTGTTCCAAACCCCATCTCTAAAAGCCTGAGATTCAATAGCGCCGATAGTGCTTACTTGAACCGTACCCCGGCTAGTGCTGGTAACTTACGCAAATGGACTTGGAGTGGGTGGGTTAAAAGAAGCACGCTGAGTGTTAGACAAGGAATTTTTACTTGTTCCAATGCCCCCGGAAACGATTATGTTGGATTAGAATTTCTTGCTAACGATAAATTAGTATTTAATTCAAACAATCAAAGCGTGTCAGAGCAGTTTAGACTTGAAACAAATGCGGTATTTCGTGACCCATCTGCGTGGTATCACATTGTTGTATTTTTTGATACTGCTCAAGCAACGGCTTCAAACAGAGCAGCCATATATATCAACGGAGTATTGCAAACATACTCTACTGCAACATATATGCCTCAGAATTATGATGGTAGAGTAAACACAACCAATCAGCATAATATTGGTTCTTGGTTACCATCGGCTGGTTTATATTTTAATGGTTACATGACCGAAATTAACTTCATCGACGGTCAGGCTCTTACCCCATCATCATTCGGCATGACTAACCCACAGACGGGTCAATGGATTCCGCTTAAGTATTCAGGAACCTACGGGACTAATGGCTTCTATGTAAACTTCAAGGATGCGACCTCTACCACCACGCTGGGCTACGACTACTCTGGCAACGCTAATAACTGGACTACTAACAACTTTAGCGTGACTGCTGGTGCTGGCAACGACAGCCTTACGGATGTTCCTACCCCGTGGATTGCGTATAACACCACAGGCGATGTAGGCGGGGTGATACGTGGGAATTACTGTACGCTGAATCCTTTATCCACGACTGCGGGAACATACACTCAAGGAAACCTTCGTTATGTGGGCGCGTCTGCATGGCGTAGAAGTAACGGAACTACTGCTGTATCAACAGGAAAATGGTATTGGGAAGTTACTTTAGGTAACGCCCCATATTCACCAAGAGGAACAACTACTAGTTACAACGCATTTGGGTTTGGTTTGTCTACTGCATTTAATAGTACAACTAATATAGCATCAGCAACAGATGCGGTTTATCTTGCTGACAGCGGATATTACAAAAACTTCTCTGGCTCATGGACTGATGGCGGGACTGGTTTTTCTAGCGGAGATACGCTTGCCGTTGCGGTCGATTTAGATGCAAATACTTTTACCTTTTACCGCAACAATACGCTGATAACAACAGGCACGATTGGTGGAACTGCTGGTAGAGAACTTGTTCCCATCATTATTAGTTACGATGGTTCTTTTGGCGTGATGGATTGCAACTTCGGTCAACGCCCATTTGCGTATACGCCCCCAACAGGATTCCGTTCACTATGTGCCACTAACCTACCAGCAACGGCTATTGGCTTTGGGCTGACAAATCAGGGTGATGATTACATGAATGCGGTGTTGTATACGGGTACTGGTTCTCCTCTGTCAGTTACGGGCGTTGGATTTAAACCTGATTGGGTTTGGGCTAAGAAGCGTTCTGCGGTAGATGACCATGTAACTTCTGATGCGCTGCGTGGGGTTCAAAAAGACCTAACACCAAACTCAACGGCTGCTGAAGCTACCAACACCAATGGATTGCAAAGTTTTGATTCAGATGGATTTAGTATTGGTTCAGGATCTGGAGCTGGCGTTTGGGGTGGAAACTCAGGGGCAACTTATGTTGCTTGGTGCTGGAAAGCATCTAATGCCGCTGGTGTAACCAACACCGCTGGAACCATAACCTCAACAGTTTCAGCAAACACAACTGCTGGCTTCTCAATTGTTACTTACACAGGTACGGGGGCTACTGCTACGGTTGGTCATGGTCTTGGCGCAGTACCGGGAATGATTATTGCCAAGCGCAGAAGTGCCACACAAAACTGGGGCGTAGCGCATCGTTCTTTAAGTGGAACGCAGACTGTATATCTTGACTTGACTCAAGGTGCAGCAACAGGTGTATGGAACGGAACTCCAACTTCTACCGTGTTTAACATCACAACAGACGGGGTTGTAAACGCTAGTGGTTCAACCTATGTAGCCTACTGCTTCGCACCCGTGGCTGGCTATTCTGCTTTTGGTAGTTACACGGGCAATGGTTCTACGGATGGCCCGTTTGTGTTTACAAACTTTTGCCCTAGATATGTGATGTATAAGCGCACCGACACAACTGGCAATTGGATTGTATACGACACCGCTAGAAATACTTACAACTTGACTGATACCCGTTTGTCACCCAATCTTGCAGACGCAGAAGTAGCCGCATCAACAAGCCGATCAATGGATATTCTTTCAAATGGCTTTAAATTAAGAGGTGCAAGTGTAGATACAAACGCCTCAGGTGGAACCTATATCTACGCCGCCTTTGCTGAGTTCCCATTTCAATTTGCTAACGCACGATAATTTTTTAAGGAGAACATTATGTTCGCAGTAGTTCAAAACGGTAACATCGTTCAACTCATCCAGCCTGACGTAGCCTTTGTCATTGGCGAGAAACAATACTCAGCCAAATTTATCCGCAACGCTACCGAGGCAGAACGCAAGTCTGTTGGTGTCTACGAGGTCATCTACGGTCAGCAACAAGACCAGCGGTTCTATTGGGTAACTGGCCCGTCCTACCGTGTCAACGAGACCAACCAGACGGTTGAGGCCACCTTTACTGCTACCCCTAAAGAGCTTGAGGATAGGGAAGAATCAGACCAGCAGGGCAACCCAATGTACGTTCAGGTCTTGGGCGTGGTCGATGGCGAGCCAGCGATGGTTGACTCCACAGAGCGTCTAATTACTAAGGGCTTGAAGTCCCAATGGATTAGCCAAACCAAACAGACTGCGGGCTCCCTACTTGCGGCATCCGATTGGATGGTGATCCGTAAGGCAGAGCGCAACGTAGACATCCCTGCCAAGACCCAGACCTACCGAGCTGGCGTGGTTACCGAGTGCGACCGGCTTGAAGCGGCGATTAGCGGAGCTGCATCTGTCGAGGCTTTGATTGCGGTGGTTAACGCCCAGAACTGGCCCCAAGCATGAGCGCCATTGCCTTTAATTGGAAGGTCACCGAACTGAGGGTTGATAACGGCTTGGTCTGCCAAGTCAAATACCATTG